AAAAGCATTGAATATCTTTGCCACTGGTTTCTATCATTTCTTAATTTAGTTTTTTCTGATTGTTGCTTATTATATTGCTCTATAGAATTTTTATCTTTTTCAGATAACTCAAAAGGTTCATTAGATTTACTTAAATCACCCTCAAAATCATCAGCTAATGATTCAATATATGGAAAAATTCTATGTCTACAACGTGGATGAATATTAGCATATTCTCCACTAAAAGCTCTATCTAAAGGCGGAAATCTTTTATCATTTCCACTTATAGAATAAACTCTGCCTTGATAAATAGCACATATTGAACATGTAGGAGTATGCGAAGTCATTTTAACCAAGTCATTTCCTAGTTCCTCCATTCTGTTTATAGTTGCTGTATTTGTAGCTTCAGCACTAGTAGAACGTGCAACAATATCTGCATAAGTATCAAGAGAAATCATCCTCCCTCGCTTATCTTTAATACCATTAATACCCTCTTGGATTAATGAATTTACTAGATTTTTTTTGCACTCTTTAACAGTTTCACCGACACTAAGTTTCTGAGAAATAGCTTTTAAACCTACTTCTCTTACAGCATCTTGAATATTTCTACCCACGAAATTATGTGATTCATTCAGTTTATTATACATATTATCAGCTAATATTTTTATAGCCTGTGTATGTAATAAACTAAAACTATTATTAACACTTTGTCCCATATTCTTTAGAATTTTATTAACTTCTTCAAAGGTTTTTTTATAATCTTCTGTGGCTATATCTAAAGATAATTCTTTTGCTTGTTTATCTAAATCTTGTAACACCTCATTAATTTGCTTTAATAAGCCTTTCTGATAAGATGTTACAGTGCCTTTAGCCTCTTTAGTTGCTATTATTTGAACTAGTTTCTGTTGTGCTTCTTGATAGATTTTTATAAGTTTTTCTAAACTATCCATTTATAGTATCACTTCCACTTGGAAAGTTTTGACCTCCTATAGGATTAACTCTTGCTTCATCTTCATTAATTCTATCTAGCTCAATCTGTGCATCCTTATCAGATAAATTGTTCATTTGTTTTATAGCTGTAATTTGGCTTATAGTAGGCTTATTACCAGTTCTCACAGCCATTTCATCAGCCTGTTCCTTAGTGTCAATTGGTAATCCATCGTTCCAATAAATGCTTAATTGAGTATTTGATAAATCAACAATTCCTTCTCCGCCAAGTTGAGAACATAAGACAATTGCTTTTTTCAAAGCTGTTTCAAATCTCATTGCTATTCTACGGACTTTTGCTAAAGGAGAAATCATAAGTTTCTTCAAAGCATTTCCACTCATTACATTTCCACCACTAGCTTTACTACCTGTTAAATCTCCGAATACTGCACTTCCCATTTCTGAAACGGTATAAAGTATATTTATAAGCTTATCTATAAATTTAAAATTAGCTTCAAGTTGACCATCCCAAGTTAAGTATTTTGTCTCAGGTTCATCTTTATCTCTAACTATAAAATTACCTAACTTTAGTCTCCATTCTCCAGTAATAGGGTCTTGTTCTAATGCATTTATTGAGCCTTCTAGCGAGGGGTCTGAATGCTTATCTAATATCTTAGCAACTTGGCTTACCCTAACCTCTAATTCAGAAATTATTGTATTTAAATCTAAGTAATCATCCATGCCAAAAATAGTATCGGATGTGGTTAAGTTAGGCACTTGAATTACTGCAAAATCATTTAATCCAGTTTTATATGTATTTGTAGACATTAAACCTTTAATAGTATAATTAGTCATTCCTTTTTCAAGTCTGTAAAGATTTTCTTCATAACTTCCTTTAGAATGTATTTGGACTTTTAAATAACTTTCATCATTATGTTCATACGTATAAGCTAAAACATTATGTTGAATTCTTTTAACATTATCAGGCTTAACCACTGGAAACCAATAACAAGGTTGGCTTATATCAATAAATCCCTTATTGCCTTCTTTATAAACTTGAAATAATCCATCACCAAATCTACTAACATCTAAAGCCACTTGATAAGCTGTGTTAATTAAATCAGTGTTTTGAATTATTTTACTTACTGCCTTTTGCTCTGGAGAATCTTCTTCACCAGCAACTATACGAGGGAATTCTCCTAATAATAGGTCTGCGGTTTTAACACTAACAAGTTTATGATAATTAATTAATGTTTCATAGCTTATTACTTCATTAAAATTACCTATAACACGTTGTATTCTCTTAAATTGGTCTTTAAAAACCTCAGTATGATTTCCTTTAAATAATTCTCTATTAGTTCTATATAATTGAAGTCTTTCATTTTCTCCACTTGGTGGAAATACTTCTCCTACATTTAAAAAACTTAAATCTGTTAGCACGTTTTCACCTCCTATTTTTAACTGTAACTACACCTACACCACTCTTATTGCAATTCTCAGCAACACCACTTAATGCATCAGCACAGTCATCATGTTTATTTTTGCCTTGCTTTTGATAATTTGTAATATCATCGGCAAATTCTTTCCATCTTACTTCCCAATCCTCTGGAAAATAAATATGCTCCATTACAAATGTTGAATTAGTTAATATTCTAGCTATTTTATTTTTAGATTGATGAAACCACTTTACACTAGTTTGCCTATTACGAAATTTCTCCCAAAGGATACGAATAACGTTTCTTGAAAATCCACGACCACCATTGTTACTCTCTATCAAACAGTTATTTACTTTGTTTTTATTTAATATTTTTGCTGTTTCAGGTTCAGTTATCTCCATACCGTCTTGAGTATAATAAATATCTAATATGTAGGCTTCACCTTCATAAACACCATAAACTATGCAACACAAATAATCGCTTCCTGTATCAGCTGTATCTATGTAAGTTTTTATTGTTTTCAATTTAGGTAAATCTTTGTATGTTTTAAAATATTGATAAAGTCTGCCTTGTACATCAATTGGTTTTTGATGATAATTTGACTGAAATATCATTGAAGGTATATTCTTTTTTAAACTTAAATAAGTTTCTTTAGAAAGCAATTTAGGACATAACATTTCATCAGTTACCTCATTATAAGCCTCCATTTTAAGTACATACCATAAATGAGATTCTTCACCTGATAATATTTTTCCACAAACATCATTCTTTGACCAACGTGTCATATTAACAATTTGAATACCACCTTCCTCATTTCTTGAGAGGAAAGTTCCTGTGTACCATAACCAAATTTTCTCTAATGCTGCTTCATTAAGTGCAACATCTGCATCTTTAACAATATCGTCGACAATTGAAATATTACAACCTTTACCAGTAACAGAACCTTGAACACCTGCACCTTTATAACTGAAAAATTGTCCATCTAATGCCCATTGTTCAAAGCCACCATTATTCTTTTTAATTTTTGTTTCTGGAAAAATATCATTATATGTAATTTCAAATTCATCTTTTTTAGTGTTTTCCATTATACCGTCTCTTGTATATCGTGAAAAATCACTAGCCATAGTATCGTTATAGGAACATGTAATTACTTTATTTGACCTATCTACACCAAAAACCCACTGACAAAATAACACCAATGTTCTTGATTTACCCATTCTCGGAGGCATATTAATCATTAATCTTTTATATGGTTTATTTGTATTTGGATTAATTAATGTTCCTTCATATATTCCTTGTAAAATATCACATAATTCCTTTAAATGTGGTCTATCTTCCTTGTAAAAGTCTGATGCTATTGTTTTACAGAAAGTCCAAAATGATTTTTTTGAATCTCTTATTCTTTTTTCTCGTATATATTTTAATTGTTCTATCTTATCTGCATTATCCATATTATTCACCTACTTTTTTTAAAAATAAAAAAGAAGATAAATAATTATCTTCCCAAAAATGAATTATTTTTTGAAATTTTCTGAGAGGGTAGGGCATTCGTTGATTTTTTTCAAAAAGGTGTGATACCCCCTTAATTCGACAAACAAACGACAAATATAATAAAAAGATAGCCTTTCGACTACCTTTTAGTAATAGTTTCTTCTTTTCTTTTTTTCATTGCTCTTACTAGAGTTGCTTTACTTATCCGTGTCATTCTCTCTACTTCAGTATAACTATTACCTTGCTCAATTAAGTCCAATGCATAGTTTATTTGAGTAGGGGTAAACTTCTTTGGTCTACCTTCTTTAAATCCTTCTTTAGTCTTAGCAATAGCTTTGCCTTCTTGAGTTCTTTCTACTATCATATCTCTTTCAAACTCTGCAAAGGAGAAGAATATATTCCTTATTAACTTACTAGATGAAGTGTTATCCATTATACCTATATTAAGTATATTCACCTTTATACCCTTGTTTATTAACTCTGTTACTAATTCACTTCCCTGTGTCATACTACGTGCTATTCTATCTAGTTTAGTAACTATAAGAGTATCACCCTTTTGTATTTTCTTTAGCAATATATCAAAGTTAGGTCTATCCATCTTTGTACCAGTAAAACTGTCAGTATATATTTCTACTGCTCCATTGTCTCTTAATAGTTGTTCCTGTGCTTCTAAACTATTACCATCCTTTGCTTGACCTTTAGTCGAAACCCTACAATAACCGTATATTTTACTCATTTTCATAACCTCACTTTTGATTATAAGTATTGAATATGCTCTATACATTGATTATACTACCATGAAAAATCATAGTCAATACTTATAAGTTATGATTATAAAATATATTCTTTATCCCTCGAATTCCTTTAATCTTTTCTCTAATTCCTCATCAGAAAGAGTAGAAATATTATTAACTACACTAGGATTTTCTTTATATAATCCAGCAATAGTTAATATGTTCTTTCTATCCAAAGCATTTTTAGGATTTTCAATACCGTACTTAATTGTAGCCATAACTATATCATTCAAATGCTCCTTGATTATATCCTCTGTAATGTTATTATAGTATTCAACAAACTGTGGCTTTCTCATAGCATTATAATATACCTCACGAGAGACTTCAGCTTTCTTACATTTATCAGTTATTGACATTCCTAAACAAGTTGGGTCTGACAACACTTGCACTAGCTTTAACTCTGAAGGTGTAGGTATGTATTTGTCATTATTTGTAATCACTTCTCCCACCTCATTTCATTATTTATTATTTATTCTCATCATCTTGTTTCTTTAATTTTTCTAATTGCATATAATCACTTACTGTTAGAGGATGATATGACCAATAATTCCCATTACCTAAATCCATAACTCTTCTTCCATCCTCTAATCTATGGATTCTACAACAAATATTGTTATCATGCTTATTTACATATAACCAACCATTATCAGAAGTATTAAATATGAAAACCTTATTGTCTTTACAATATTCTAATTCTTCATCTGTATACTTAATATTTTTATAAAAATCAAATTTATCAAACATTTGAAATACCTCCTATTTTAAATTAAAAAAGGATAATCAAACCAATTACCCCCAAGTTACAACCTCGTTATTCTTATAAACAGTTCCATTACCAGTAAAGTTATATAATTGCAATGGATTTAAAGAATAACCACTTCTTGTAATAGTAATCTCCACACCATTACCGTATAACTTCCCATTAACACTTTGTATAATCATAGAGCTAAAACCATTATTATTTTGTAAAGCAAGAAATTCTAACTCATCATCATTTTCCCAAGTGAATCCAAATACATTTCTACTTAACATATCCCCATACTCCTAAATTACCGCTTACTCCTTTAACGAAAAGTTTATTTATACCAGCATCACAACCTATAGGCATTATTAAATTAGCTGTATAATTCTTATAATGTGTATTATCGTTAATTGAAACTTGACACAATGTATCTGCAACTAGAATTATCTTGTCACATGCATATAAAAAATCTACTTCTTGTTCACTTGATGTTATTGTTATATCTCCAACCACTGGATTTCCACCTATTGTTATTGCCATTATTTTTCACCTCCATAATTTAAGTTAGTATTCCCCCAACTTTCATTAAAACTAACTACATATTCTTTTTCAGTACCTTTATCTTTTATAACCTTTAAAACTTCCAAATCACCTTGACAATCTAAAGTTTCTGGATAAAAAGTCAATGTAACTACTGGGTAAATCTCACCAGCATTACAGTCAATATTAACTTTACTAACGCTTTTTATTTCTTGTCCATCAATTAAAATTCTTGTATCTTTATTCTTTTTATCAAAATGCATTTTTATATCCATAATTAATTCACCTTCCTTATATAATCAATTAATTTAGAATTATCTTTTATAACTTGATATGTTGCAATTCCTAGATTATCAACTAAATATTCCTCATCTAATTCACCTATATCAATATTATATTCTTTAATCATTCCATGAAAAATCTCATGCATTAAAGTTCTAACCTTCTTTTGATGAGTTAATTTACCATCAATACTAATAGTTAAATTTCTGTAGTCAATTTCACCATCACATTGATTAAAATTTCTAATTATTGGTTCAATTACTTCTTCAAAATTATAATTAAAAGTTCCTATTCTTATATTCATACACCTATACCTCTTCCATTTTATCTCTTAATTCTTCTAATTCTGTATATTCTTTATCACTTAAAGTTCCATCAGTGATAAACTTTCCATTCCATAAACTTAGAACTTTTCTTCCATTTTTTAATCTTAAGAATCTACTATGATAATCAGTAGTTTTTTCATATACACTATTATCATCTAATATTAACGGTGGATTTCTTTTCATTTCTTCTAAATCATCTTCAGTAAATGTCTTTTTATATTTTTCTGGTATTACATATTCCTTATCACTATGTCCTAGACAATTAAAATTCTCAATATTCATAGCAAACCCACTAATTTTCTTAGCACATTCTTTATATTCCTCTAACCTCTTATTAACCCTAGACATATCTACTTTATAATTAGCATATATCTTACCATCTTTAAAACTAACACCATTCATTTTTATATCAATATTTTCTTTAACAATAGACTTTAATTGAACCTCATTTATATTTATTTTTATTGTAAAACAATCATTATCACCCATAATCATCCACTCCTCTTCTTATTAATTCGTCTTCTTTTAGCCTTATCTTCTTTACTCAACTTACCATCTCTTTTGGTATGCTCCCTAGTAGCTTCTCGATTTTTATCCTTAGATGTTTTAAGAAATTTCTCCATTAATCTTTCAAATTTATAGTCATTATTCATCTACATTTACCTTTCCTTTTTATACTATTTATGTTACAATATAGTCGTTAATTAATTTTAACACATTTACTGTAAATCGAAGCGTAACTATCCCCCAGGAGCGTTGCGCTTCATCCCTTTTTTGAGCATATAAAAAAGACACCTTATTTAGATGTCTTAGATAATTTAATAACTATTCGAAGATTATTTCCATAGATTTTAAATTAGTTATTTTAGTTTTAATTTCTGTTCCATTAATAAGTGCTATTGTTAGTTCTGAATCTTTTCCTACCTGGGATAAAATAGATAATCCCATTGGACTTAGTGCATCCGAAACCCCTTTAGTTGCCTCCAATTCTCTTCCATCCTTTAATTTAACTATATATTTCATAATCTATCACCTCCTCATATATTTATTTCTATATAAGGATATTTTATCCTTCTTTATTCATTAATTTAATTTATGTGGACATAGAGGGATGTTACACCCTCTACAGGAAGCATTGTCTTCCTTATGGATTCTAACCATCTCACATTCAGATACTTTTGCATTTGCCCGTCTTAGGGTGGGCAGTTAAAGGAGGTTGTGATTTGAACACAAATCAAAGTATCAAAATTACAGAATTTATTTTATTATGTCTAATTAAATTTTAGGCAACTATATATAAAAACTACCTGTTGCTGTAGGTAGAAATTATCAATTTTATTAAACTACTTTAGGATGTAAAGTCCTATTATAGTCATTAATTTATTTTTCTTTCCAAACTTTGAAAATCAAGCTGTCAACTATCATCTCTAATTCAGCTTTTCTTTCCTCTGTGCTGCTATTATTTTTAATAGGTTCATATTCATTTAGTATAGGTTTAAATCGGCCTATTAATATCTTCTCAATATACAACCTTTCTTCCTTGCTATTTATTAATCCATCTAAATAAGA